GTTGAATTGTGTCGCAAGCGTCATTTACCAATCCCTAATTATGATTGTTGAATCCTGTGTGCGCCCGTTCCAGTTGTACCCACCCGCCTCAATGACGGTGGTGTAGTCGTGGATATCCTCGTCCTCATCAAGCCCATAGGCTTTGCGTACTTCGTCCTCGTCGGCATACTCTGAGTATTCACAACAGATTGCTATGACATCAAGCTCAAGCTCAATGCCACAATCTTCTTCAAGCTCTGTTAGGTACTCGTAGAGGGCGAACCTCCCAGTCCGGGTGAAGCTGTTGCCTCGACCCATTTTGTCAAATGCGTTTACAAAGTCATATTCGGTTACTGTCTGTTTCATAATGTGTCCTCTCCTTCATTCCTTTTAACTGCTCCGTTATGTATCGCAAGCGTCGTTTACCAATCCTCCGCAAATATTTCCTTTGCTTCAGCTATGGCTTCGGCCTTAGTGTGGCCCCATACATAGTTATCATCGTTGTACCCCAACAATAACCACTCAATCAAATCATCCTTTGATGTACCAACCTTGTAAGGCTCATCCGGTTGGTATCTATACACGACCCACATTTTGTACTTACCCATCTACTCACCCCCAATGGTGTTGGTTGGTACGATTATTCCTTCATATTGATATACAGGCCCGGAGTCTCCTTGAGGGAAATTGACGATAACACGAATGTTTCCGTTATCGTAAAATTCTTGAATCTTTACATTAGTCATTCCTTCAAGTAACATGATAGTTATTCTTTCGACCTCGGCGTTCTCTGGCGGGCTTGTTATCTGGTTTGCTTCTTCCATATTCTATCCTCTCCTTCATTCTATTTAACTACTCTCATTTGTGTCGCAAGCGTCGCACTCACTCCTCCTCATCCCAATCATAGTATATCGAGTTTTTTCCGGTGGCCCAGTAATCACCATCGTCCTCCTCATCAGCGGGCCACTCGGTATTATAGACCCAGTAGTCTTGATTAAACATGGCTTGAAGGCTTTGGATGAGCTTCTTGACCTGCTTAGGTGTGAGGAATGCGTGAACGTGGTCGTTACCTGCGTTTATGCCTATGAAGGCCATGTGTGGGCGATAGCACCCCCTCTTTAGGTATAGCTCGCCACGGCCATTGAACACCGGGTCGTGCATGGGTTTCTCGTCGGCTACCTGCCTCCTCCAATTGTACAGGGCCACCTTTACATCGGCTTCCTCGATGAATTCTGTACCCATCTATACCACACCCCATACTTCCATCCATCTTTGGAAGTCGGTATTCCATAGGTCGTTCTCGGTTGTTGCTTTCGTGTTTGCTTCTCGGTTCATATTGTGTCCTCCTTGTGTTTTTATTTAACTGTGTTGTTTTGTGTCGCAAGCGTCTTTTTCTATGCCTCGCATCCTCCACAAACCACTCTAGCGGGGTTGCTTGTGATATCTGATTTATGCACCTTGACGGCTTGGAGGGCGGGCATGGTGGCGTTGCATCCGGTGCAGATGCCTTGAACGCCTCTGAGCATCGGGGCCACCATAGCGACGGCGAGAGCTTGGTCTATCCAATCAATGTTCAGCTTTTTCTTGATGACCACTTGAGGCCCAAGAGCTTTGAGATTCTGACCCGCCTCCATGATTTTCTGGGTCTGGGTTTTGGAGGCTCTGATTGGCGCACGGCCGTCAATGTAGCGACCGTTGGATTCTCCGACCCTACGCTTTGAGTCGCCCTCTCCGGCCTTCCCGCCGGTCTTGCCTCTAGCGGAGGCGATTGGGCATTTCTCGCCGTGTAGCTTGTGATTTCTGCCCTTACAGGCCTTGTAACGGCATGGCTTGCCGATGGTGATTTTTGGCACGATAACGGCCGTTTTTAGGTACTCGATGGGAACCCCTGCCAGTCGGCAAAGTCGGCGGTATTGAGTCGTATGACCGCCCAACCTACGGGACGAATATTTGATGTGAGGAACGGCATTCATGCCAGCTCTGTGAATCTTCATCTGGGCCTTGTGGTATGCTATCTTGGCGTGTATTGCTTGCTTCATGGAATCGTCTAGTCTAAGGGTAGTACATATACTTTGAGGCTCCTAACCCCTAAATTAGCCCGTTTTGGAAAGTTTCTCTAAGTTAGTCATCTATGAAAATGTCGCCGGAACACAAGAATCCGTTCTGAGATGGGATGTAGGTTATTAAAGATTTTGTTTTTGCTTGCGATGTGATTTTACTTAGTTGTTTTATTTTACTTAGTGTGTCTTTTACTATTTACTTTATTTTTGGATAGTTACTTTACTTTACTTTACTTACTTTACTTTTTACACCTTACTTTACCTTTTTACACTTATTTTACTTTTTGATACTAGGTGTTGTAAAACTCACCTGATGTTGTAACGCTCACCTACTGTTAATAATGATACTAGGTGTAAAAATTACACTAGATGTAACCGGGCTTGCCTAAGTGCAAAAAGCGCACCGACACACCAAACCCCATACTAGATGAGATGGGGGTTAATAATCATTGTGATTAGTGTAGTTGTGTTATGTCGCCGTGTACGCCGAATCCATGTTCATATGAGATGGGGGCTTATAGTCTTTCGGTAAAAGTAACATGACGCAGGGACTCCCAAAATTGAAATACAATCGCCAACGAATTGACCTTATGGCAAAGACCATGAGAAGGAGTGAAGTACCAAAGAAAGACTGCAACCGATGGGGGTTCCCTAGAAGGGATAGGGGCTATCGGTTCGTGGGGTTCGTTGATGGTGAATCCCACTACACCACCCCCCTAAAGGGGGTGAAGAATTGAGGCCGTGGAAGTACGCCTTCAATCTCAGTAAAAGGGGGCTAACATTGGTCACTGGCTACCCTTACTGCGATGATTCAGAAATTCATTTCCCCCATTCAGACGGCATAAGGCCGGTACTCAAATATTTCCGGGCTTATTATAAACATCATGAATTCAAATCCGAGAAAGACGGATATGGCGGTTGGCACATCCTAGAAAGGAGGCGGGATTAATGGCCCCGAAATTCTCCCGCCGTCATTATGTGGCGATTGCGTCGGCCCTCCGAAGGGGTCACGCCGTCCACTTCGCCGACGACTCTCAGCGGGAAGCGTCGGACATGATTCTTGAAAACCTAATCTGGACTTTCAAGATTGATAATCCCAGATTCGATGAATCCAGATTCCGCAAAGCTGTGGGGTGGGAATAGTGGCCCATACAGGGCACGAAATCGGCGGGGGGTACTCTACCCCCTGCCGAACCCTTAGCTCGGCTCTATGGGCCTGTATTGGGGTCTTATGGGCATACTGGGTTCAAACCCGCATCTCAGCCGGAAAAGTCAATCTAGAAATTCGATATCCGTGATAATTTTTCGTCGCCAAAATTATCATTTTAATGCACGTACCTACCCGCCTAGCACCTCACGAAATTTCTAAAATTTTTTTTCAAATTTTTTTCCATTGGCGCACCATCTGGGTTTTACTCCAAATGTGTCGCTCCTCCACGGAAAGCTCACGCATGTATCTAAAAAGCGCACTACCATGTAGCTGTGACCACCTATCGGGAACGCCTACGTTCACCTTGCGACAAACCTCGTCAGTCTGTCGCCACTCATCAAAGTAACCATCATTATACAGACCTTGTAGTATGTGTCTGTACAGTTTCTTTCGCTTCATTGGACCCGGCATCAAAAATTCCTCCTGTTTATGACCCTACCACCTATGCCAGACCTCTCACGGTTCAGACCTTGTGTACTACCGCCTAACCATTGTCCTCCCTTCATAGACTTCATAACCACCGGCATCTCCGGTGTTTTGTAGGTAAACTGGTCTATAGCATGTGCAAACGCCATCACAGTATCGTTGTGCTTACCCAAGTCCACAATCATACCGTCACGCCAAGCATGAGTCTTTAGCTCCTCAAGGATAATCTCTACCATCCTCCTAGTTTCGTCGTTGCCATAGGGGAAGTACACCATCTCCCTCTCAAACCAAACCCTAAGCCTGTTGAGTAGTCCTTGCTTCAAAGTCCGGTTGCCCACCTTACTAGCTCGGTAATCTACATTGACACCCTTCTGTGCCAGAAGACTCTTGTACATCTGCTGAAAGCCCACGTCCTCACAAGCCAACGGGCAAGAACCATACCGCTTGCTCCACTCTATCAGCATGTCAGTTTGTTTATCGGGAGGAAAGTCGTTACGCCTCCACATATTTACAAAGTGAATGAACCCCTCTTCGTCCTGTCTGAGAACCACCATGACACTGTAATCTTTACCAAGACCGTGTGCAGGGTCAAACCCTATCATGTACTTGTTGTTAGGAATCGTTTCGCTCTGTAGTATGATATCCAAATCCAGATTCTTACGCACCATGTTCTGTGGAAACACCGAGGAGTCGTCATCAACCACACGACATAGATACTCTTGTGCAAACTCTAGCTCGCCTACTGCGTCTTTCTGCTCTAGAAGAAACTTAGCACTACGATACTCCGGCCACAGTGCCTTTGCCTCTACCTCACCATTACTAGACTTCCACTCATCGTAGTTAGGTATTGCACTCCAAGAAGCACTTTTCCAAGACTTGTTGTTTAGCATCTCTGTGTGATACAGGTCAGTCATAGACATCGGCGTACCTACCACGTAAAAAGAAGAACCCGGACTCAACATCGGACTGATAGCCTTACGGAACCACTGTTGTAAGCCAGTAGGATTCAACTCATCGCTATCTACAAGTATGTCATCGAAAGCCACACAAGCCGGATGCTCACCACGAATCGCAGAACCAACCGACGTAGCCATAATCCATGCGCCATTGGTAAAGTGAATCTCACTCTTGTTACCCTTCTTTGGGTCAAGATACCTAGATAACTGAGGATGCGACTTCATATCGTCACGTATCTCTTGTAGCCTTCTGATTGCCGTGTCTTTACTAGCAGAAATCAACCAGCACGTGAACGGCTTACCGTTTGCCTTTTTGTCAAACAAGCATTGGTGTAGTAGTTTTACCCTAAGAGTAGTAGACTTGCTGTGGTCACGGGGAGCAATCACGCAAACCCTATGAACCTCGGCATCTTTTCTGTCACCATACATATCCATCCACTCGCCAATGTGGTCGCCCCAAGTGTAACCAAGCCACTCGTAGAAATACTTGACAGAACGACGACTACGCTCCATAGCCAAATCTTGTGTAAGTTTCATAATGGATGCAACTCCTTCTTACCACAGTGAGGACAAACTCTACTCTGTGCCTTGCTAAGTAACATACGTGGTGCGGTCCAGCCACATGCCCAACACTTAGCAGAAGTCCACTCACTCATCATGTACCACCGGGGCAAACAAACTACCTGTCAATCCAAGATTCTTGTCAATCATATACGCAGATAGGCCCGGCCTAGCCATAACGTAACCGTTACGACTGTGGTATCTGTCTTCGCCAGCTAAACTGGGCAGTTGAACCACAAGACAACCGCCGACCTCTCTAATCTGTTGGTGATGCAAATGACCGTGGAACCACAAGTGATTGGTAGTTACCCCCCAATCTCTACGTGCTTCATGTGCCATAAGGGAATGTAACTTGTTCATCACCTTACCATCACCGTGAGTAAAACCAATTAAGTTGTTACCATAGGTAACATACTGCCTAATGTGAGGACTAACCGTTACTGTGACATCATCACATGTATTGTAGTAAGCCTCAAGATACAACATCAACATAATACTGGTGTGCCTGTCGTGATTACCACCCATAAACACAAGCTCGACATCGCTTACTGTACGTAACAAGTCAATGTGTTGCCTAGCAAGGTCACAACCCTGCATAAGAATCTGTGCTGGTGTAGCTGCCATATCCTGTGCCGTACCCTTAGTAGTAGTGCCTATGTCGTTATCTACGTGGAACCAGTCAGAACCAATACCCACAAAGAATTTTTCTGGCTTGCTTGGTAGCCTAGCTAGTAACTCCTCAGTCTTTGTAAGAACCCTAGCCTTAGCTTCATCAAGATTGTAAGTACCACCTACCTCATCTACCCAGCCATACTTACCAAAGTGCAGGTCAGTAGGAGAAAGCACCACCGCATAATCTGTTGTATGCTTCATAGGCTTGCGCTTGACACTAACAGGTTTGTGGTTAGCTAGTACCTCAAAGAAGTCTTTACTAAGTGTTTCACGCAAAACATTGTACTGCTCTGCATCTTTTTCTATCTGCCTCCACTTTTTCTTCTCAGCCTTCTTTAGAATCTCATTCTTGCGTATGTCAAGGAAGTTGTCTACCATCTCATCAAGAGTGTTAGCTACAAGCTCCTCATCAGTGAATGGTTGCATGGCATGTTTCCACTTATTGACACGTATGTACTCGCTTACCCAAGAGGAGGGCATGTCAAACTCTCTAGCCATCTCATCATATGTAAGACCGCCACCGACATCGGAGTATGCCTTTTTCATGGCCCTGTGCTTTTCGCCCTCGATAATCAACATACCATCATGTGATTCTAGTAACACAATGTAATTATCGTTTGACTTGTCATAGTATATGCGTGTGGTAGTAGTATCGTTGGCTTCGTAATCTATGTCATTCAGCACATTACCTTTGGCAATCCAACGTGCGATTGCGTTTCGCCAAGCCTCAAAACTTCTAGCTGGCTCTATCTCTGTTAGGAATCTAGCAAACTCGGTTGTAGACGCCCAATGTCTGTCATTGGCAAACTTCTCTATTAACTTAGTACCACCAGTAAAATACTGGCCCCCCGTACCACTCATATACCAACGGTATTGATAAGGTGTTATAATCATTAGTATTTATTTTTTAGTAATTTTAGCTTACAACAAAAAGAAAAAACCGTTACACTGAAAGCCTACAAATAATTTTTTCAATTTCTTCTATAACATGTTTGGTAGTGGCCTCCCAACTATCTTTACTACTACTATAGTTACCGTAGGTAACTTCTCCACATTATTGAAAAAATTAAATAATTAAGAAAGAATAGAGCAGTAAAGCGTTTAATTATTTCTAAAAAACACCAAAATATAAAAAAGAATAACCCAATGATTATATGACGCCCGTTAAATCAACCGACATGGCCGAGAAGCGAAGCCCGTGGAATTTATTTGGGTTGATAGCGAAAGAGGAAACAAGGAATCCGATGATTGAAAAGGCTAGAGAGGGTATAGTTACCGAAGACTTTAGAGCGGTAGCTGGTATTCCAGACATAGTACGTGACACGGAGAGGTTAAGAAAGGACAGCAACCACGACAATGAGTATGACCTGTACGACAATATGCTAAAGCTAGACCCAGAGCTTAACGGTGCTGTACGAGCAGTTTCGCTAACAGCTAACAACTACGAAATAAATTACTCAAAGGGTAGAAACGCCCGCATACGTGATGCGATAAGGTCACTGGTTGAGGACACTATAGAGTTTGACGACATTATGATAAACGCCATGCGTAACCTCATGGTGTATGGAAACGACATAAACAAGATAGTCGGAAGGCAAGGAGTCGGAATCACAAAGGTACAGAGCTTACCCATCAAACAAATTACCATAGTAGATGAGAGAGGAGGTGCAGGTAGTTACTTCGTAGCCGACTACGACAACCCAATCATCAACCCAGAGATATACATGGTAAGAGAAGGCTCAAGCTATGAAAGAGCAATACCAGCATCAGAGATTTTACACATCAAGATAGACGCACGTTCTAACTGGTTTACAGACAACAAGCTACGAAAGACATATGGTATCTGGGGTGCAAGCAGATTCACGTCGCTCAAGCAGCCAATACGCATGAAGTACAACAGCATGAACAATCGCATCAGTCTTGAAGACTCGATGACCAAGCAGTTTATCACCATAGACAAGTCTGCAATAGAGCATATACAGGACCCAGCGGAACAAAACGAAAGACTTACACACATCATGAACGAAGTCATCAAGCTCTTTGAGGGACTAAGGGGCGACCAGATACCTGTACTACCTCACTACGTTCAGCTACACCATGTTGATGTGGGCAACAGCGTACCCAACAACACGGGATTCCTTGACACAATAAACGCAGACATAGCGGCTGTGTTGCAGGTTCCAAGAGTTGCTGCGGGTCAAGAGCGTGGCTCTACCTTCGCCGCAACATACAACGCAAACCTTTGGGCCGTTCAAGCAATATCTCGTATGCACCGCATACTTTCCGAGGCTGCAACAAAAATGTTTATGCTTCACTTGGACCTTCTAGGTATTGAGTACAGGAAGCAAGATTTACCCACCATCAAATTTGAAGCTATGGATAGCGAAACACCGCTAAACGTGATGCAGAGAGTTGTGTTGGGCTATAACTCCGGCATACTAACTCTAAACCAAGCACTAGACATGTTGAGCCTACCAAGCGTAAGTAATGTTGGCGACCAAAGAAAGGGCGGTGAGGGTGCGTCTGTCGGTGAGCTACCGAGAGAAAACTCACAACCCGGAGCCGTAGATTATAGATGATAGTAACATATGAGCAAGTATTTTTTTCGCTACTAAGTGTACTCATTCTTGTATCTTTCTATATCCACTCAAAGAAACCTACTAAAACATTTATTAAACAAACCAACAGTGGTGACAATATGACTCGCATGAAAATGTCAAATCCTAACGAGTATCTAATGCTTGCCTTCGGGTTTATGGTTGTAATTATGTGGGTTATGATAGCCGTTGTCGCATCATACTATTCTATTGTGCAAGAGCGAGATATTACAGACTCACAACTAACTGTCATCGGTCTTCTCGGTGGTCCAGCACTTCTTATCATAACATCTGTGCTTGACCTGTTCAAGAGCAAAGAAGGCGCAAAGATAAACATTCTACCAGACCAACTAGCAAGCGACGTTACCTCTGCTGAAGCAATCGAGGGACACACAAGAATGCTTGAGGAGCTTAAGTTGAAGCACGACCTAGACCTAGAAAAGATGCAGAAGCAACACAACCTAGACATGGAAGCGTTTCAAATTACTAACAAAAAGGTGAAGAAAGAATGAACATGAGTATTTGGTGTTCCTTCTGCGTAAGTGGTTCCTGTTTTGATTGCGAGCTTGCGAAGGATGAGTGAGCATGGAATACGACGGACACCCCATATGGGTGTTCGTTTTGAGATTGTTTGGTGTAATACTTGACTAAGTTTAATAAGACAAGGTGTAGGTGACACTCACATGCCTACCCGTCGGGATGGAGAAAGCGAGGCCGCGTTCATAAATAGGTGTATGGCAGATACCAAGATGAACAGGGACTTCCCAGACCGTGACCAGAGATATGCGGTCTGTCTAAGCTACTCAAACAAAAAGGCAGATATTCGTTCTACACCTGCCCCTAAGAAAGATAGGATAAAAGGCAGTCCTAGAAACAAACCCGGTTCTGCTAGACCCGGTGGCTCAGTAACATTTAGTGAAAAGGTTACTAATAGCCTAAA